TATTAACCCATGATAAATTACCATTTAATAAAATTGATTCATCTTTAATAATATTAGTATCACTGTATTTCAACACAGATGAATGTACTAATCCCCATTTTTGTTTAATCACATCAGTTACATTTTGTTCTAACTGTTGATACCCAGATAAATATTTCTTAATAGGTCTAGGTACATCAACTAAGTAAGCCTCTGACGCGTCATGTAACAACGCAGCTAAAGCTTGTTTAGGATCAGCGGTCTCGTTAAGAACATACTCAGCAAGTATAACACAATGCTCTGCTACCGAATAAAATTCTGTTACATGACCACTATACCGACATATATTCGACAAAGCATGAGCAATATCGGATATATCCAGTTCTTCTTCTTGAGGATCAAGAAAATGAAATCGTTTACCTGAAAATGTTTGTATAAAATCTGTCATTCGTCCTCCTCGTCAACAAGGATAATTAATCTGTTTAGAACATCCTCACCGTCATCACCACATATAAATATTTCTTTTCCAGCTATAATAGCTGTTCCTTCATATTTAAGTTTTCTGTCTACGATAATATTACTAACAAACAATTCACACCCTTTGTATTCTTCATAACAATATAATTCACTCAACTTTATATCTCCTGTTCTTGATCTGCACAATAGCACGTTTACCATTATTATATGTTATAATATTGCTATGACTCCATGAGCTATTACCAATATTATACCCCTGATCTAAATTTCCTAATACCCCAGCATAGTAAACACCATCTAATATAAAAGCACTATGACTATGACCTAAGTTCATCTTAGCACCAGATTTTATAAATGAACTTACTGAACCTCTTGCCCCGTTGTTACCGTGATCCCCATGACTCCCGAACTCAATATTATGAAGAACAAATGATTCATCTGTTTTTAGAAACAGAACCTCACTAAGATCATTAAACATATTACAACTGTATTCAAATACTGAAAAGTCCTTAGAATTACCAAGCCTTATATTTTTATAGGTTTGAAGTTGCAATTCAAGAAATAATTCAGCATTAACAGGATCATATCTATAATCAGTTGTTTTCAACCAGCGTTGTAATGCTAAGTCATGATTAGACTCAACGACAACTACCTGTATATTAACATCACTGAACTCATTAATCAAGTCTGATGTTTGTGTAATTTCTTCTTTAACAGACTCAGTTTGATCACACATCATTTTAAATAAGAAATAAGGATCTTTAACATTATGATGATTTCTAGCTTGTTGATCTAATACATCATGCAAGAACACATATTTAGGCAATAATAAATTAACCATAGAGTCCTCATTTCGCCATGACACATCAGCAGCATCAGGATCTAATTTAGCTGCATGTATATCACCTAAATTTAAACATGCTATTGTATTACCTGTTGTATATCCAGCAGAGGTATAATAAACATCAAGATCATAAAAATTACCTGTTTCAGTTTCAGCGTTAAGCTGTCTAGCAAACCATGTACCATCTTCTGCTACCTCAACGAGCAATGCAGCATAGATATGATTGAATGCAGCTATTTGTCCAGCTTTCTTTTGAATGTAGTTAGAAAGCGTTACACAGCCCGTGGAGTACATATTTTTAACATCGTGATGCTTTGCATTAGGCACTGGTTCTAATTGTACCTTTGCATGAGGTACAATCATAGAGTTATGCCCGGTATATGAACTCATTCCAGAGAATACACGTTTAGCTGTTGGTAAAATATTTAACTCACCGGAGAATACTAAATCATCAGTGATTTGAATACTGTAGTCATATAAATGATCTCTTATTTTTGGATCAAACCATAAATCTGTATTATCTTTAGTTGAATTTTGAAAACCTGATTTATTATAGGTAAATGAACCTACTATAATTTCAGCATTTTTATGCTCAGCACAAACATTCAACGCTTTCCAAAACCTGTCATGTACATGCGTGTTGTTCTGCGCTGAGGTAAACAAAAATGTTTTCTTGTCTGTGATCTCCGATATAAGTGTTCTTTTAGTTAAAGGTGAATTTACAAATCCTCCTGCAATAGGCTTGTTATCATATTCCACCCAGAACTCTTTATAAGTTCTTCGTCTTAGAAAGTAATTAATTGTCGATTTTGAACAATTGTATTGTCTTGATATTTTCCTTGATGATAATTTTTCTTGTGTTGATAATCTTAGGATCTCTACCAATTGATCTTCATTAAACATAACCTCTCCTAGTCTAATAAAATTAATGTTGCAATTAGTGAAACTATATAAATTTCTATCATGTTATTCCTTAAAAAATTCTATTTCTTGTTGAAGATGTTTTGCTTTATCTGTTAAGTGATCATTGATTGTTAAATCACTACATGTTCGTACTAACGATCTATCTGCTCTAATTGTAGTCCTAGCGTTATATAAATACATAAATGTAGAACCTATATCGAGTATTTTGTAATACTCCCCTAAGTAATAAACGGGTTGATTCTTTTTCATTTTTTTACCTCTCTACTTGATGATTCTTGTTTAATTAACGTTTCTAATGAATCTGGTTCTGTTTTATCCAATCTCATTTCCAACAAATCTTGGTAGAAATAAAGATTGTTGTTCGTGTTGTTCTGATGTTTCTCTTGAGTTATAAATGATAGTTGCTATTTTCTGTATATAATTAGAGTCAGCCTAATGTTAAAAATCATATAATGACATTGTTTCTTATTGTAATACTCCACCATTACAATCAAAATCACCACCAAATAAAATGTGCATTAATATCCTAGTTTCTGAATTAATTGATAGTGTGCGTACTGCATCTGCATTATATCCCTAGCACAATCACATTTACTATCATGTTTGATCATATTAGGTAAGTCAATCATGTGGTTCAAATATCCACGATTCTTATGCTCTGGGTCAATATGACAACCAATAGTATCAATAGCAGTTCTGATGTCTCTTTGATTCCAATAAGCGATAGGATTAGCTTCGTTGTAATGCTGATATAGATTTTCTAGTATACTGAAGTCAAATGAATTTCCTCGACTCCAAGCATGAGCATCATTACCAGATCCTAAATCATATCCTGATTGTTCTAAGTATTTATAGAACATAGGAAATAAATCTTGAATTTTTACATCTGATCCTTTTGGCTTTACCATTAAGTCAAAAGCTGTTTTATTTTCTTCTTTCTTCCAGAATTCTATTGTTGATACTGATGTGGTTCTACCTTCCTGAAGTTGTTCTTTCCAGTTTAGCTTAACATCAAAAGCATTCTTTACTAATTCATCAAAATGGATCATATCACTAGGATTGAATACAATAGCAGTAAAGTTGGTTACTGCTGCTGTAGGTAAATTGTCTAGTGTTTCTAAATCAATAATTAAGTTTAGCATAGTGTCCTTAATATATGTTATGAGTTTTTAAAATATCGGTAAGATGTTCTAATTCATGTTCTATTTTTTTCAATTTAGCTTCTTGTAATGGTATATAATTAGTATGGTGATCAATAGGGTTACACAAACTAATGAATGCTATAGTAGTAATATAATCATCATAATCATCATAATCATCATTAAATATAGTATCAATCTCGATGGATATATCAGATTGGTCAACAATACGAGATACATCAACTAATAAACGATTTTCATTAAGAGCATCTTGCATATTAGACATAGCAGATTTTAATTCATTCATATTAATTATACTATCAAGAACATTTTCTTCATAGATCAGAGTAGCAGAATCATCAGGATTGGTATCATCTTCTAAACTGCATTTAATGTTGTATATTTCTCTTTTACATTTAATAACATCGTTTAATAATTCACGTACATCTTCTATACTAATTTTTGATATGTTCATGTTATTCCTTATTTACAAAAGTGTGTTGCTATTGACGAACGTGTCACCGCAGTATATAACATTTTTTTAATATTTTGTGTAATTTCAAAAGCATTAAAGTTAGGTGTATAAATAAACGTATGTTCAAATGTACTACCTTGCGCTTTATGCGCAGTCATACAATAAATATGTTTAAATGATGGGAACATCTTTTTCAATCCCCAATACTTTCCCCAATGTTCTCTGGCGTTATTAGTATCTGATCTAGCTGAGCTAATATATGATTGTAATACTTTATTAAAATAATCTAAAGATGATTCTTTAATTACAGTAACATTGTACTCGGCTGAATCAAATTTAGAACATAATACCATATCCCAAACATCAACACCACTAGGAATAAGATCATCTTCTTCATATCCTGATTGAACAGATTGTATAACAAATTCTTCTGAATTCTTGTAGTCCTCTGTTCCAGACTGCGCAACAATAATCTCTCCTGCTATAAATTCATCCACGTCACCATAGATAGCTTTTCTTATAGCTTCGTTTATTTCCTTAACACCACCTATTTCTCGTCCTCGTGATGTTATTGCTTTATTAGTATAACATATACATCTACAATAATCAGAATCTTTTTTAAATTCATCAGATTTAAACATCTGAACTAAATTATCAACAAAATCATTACCTTTGTGTGTATATACTCCATGCCCTTGGTTGTCAACATTATGTTCAATATCAGGCAACATAGGCGAAACATCTTCTTGACTCTCTCTGAATTTTGTAGCTAATGCGATAATAGGGTTATCTAAGGCACACCGAACCACCTCAGATAAGTTTGATTGCTTTTTAATATCAGTAAATACTCTTGATAATTCTGATTGTGTATTGTAGTCAGAATTAACAGGCTCAATTTGACATTCATCACCTATAAAGATAACTGTTTTTGAATCACATTCTTTAATAAATTCAAAAAGATCATCTCCAACCATTGATGCTTCATCAACAAACAAAATATCATAACTATATTTAGACTTAAATTTATCCTTAATACAAATTTCTCGCTCTCCTCTTTGAACCAATTTCAGTCCAAGGGCAGAATGAATGGTTCTTGCATCAATACGATGTGATATATTTTGCTCCTCAGCCATAGTCTCTATAACCTTTACTGCTTTGTGTGTAGTGCCAGTAAGACCTATATTTGCAGCAAGAGGCAACGACTTAATAATATCAACAGTGACCGTAGATTTACCAGATCCAGCTACGCCATTTAACGTATGAAATCTATCTTCATCTGTAAGTTTACGACTTGATATTGTTTTAAGTATCTGTTGTTTAACTTGTTCTTGTTCTGGGGTTAGATTAATTTTAATGATGTTCTCCTATATGCCTACGTATTCAATTGCATCTTGCGCTGAATCATAGAACTTTTTGTCGTTGTAAAAACTACCGTCTAAATCATCTAGCTGTCTTGCCATATCGACAAGTTCATCTATTGATAGAGGATAATTTATTCTCTTTGCGTTATAACATACCTTAATCATAAATCTATATAAGGCTAAGTGGTGTTCACCTGCCGGTGTTAATCGGTATTCATCAATCATGTTGTCATAACAAAAAGGGCATTTCTTCGCTTGAATATTAAAACATGGTAATTTATTAGTCTTTACATAAATCTTTCTTTTTAACAAACTTAGTTTATTTTTTAAATGATATTTTTCATTCTCTTTTGGTGATGGGTATTTATTAATTAATTCTTCCCAATTTAATTTATCTTTATAGCATTCAATAAATATATGATAGTAATCCTCTGTGTTATCATATCTAGCTGGCACATACATCATTCTGGATTTATCTTTAGTTTGCTTATCTACGATATTACCGAGCATAGCATTCACAGCAAACCATAATTGAGATAATACCTCTTTAGGTGCAAATTCATGCAGCTCAAGACACAATCTTATTTTGATGTGGTCTTTAGTGCAACTTGGTGAAGAATAGATTAAAAAATTATAATCTAAATCTAGTACCAGTTGATCAAGACTGTTAAGGTCAATACCAGAATCAATATCCAATAACACCATATCCCAACCTAAAACATTTTTATTACCGCGCTTAGTATTAGGGGCATAGATAGCACTGGAGATCATACCTTGCTCTGTGTACTCACCTTTATATGGTTTATGCCCTTTTACTTCTGATATTGTTCTCATAGTGTTAATAAAATTATCCCACGGCATATCCGCTGTTTGTGGTTCGTTACTGAAACTTGAACTAAAAAAACTAAATCTCATGATCCTGCCTCAAATAATCTTAATTCTAAAATAGTTTTAAGGTGATTGTTTCTGAATTTTAATGAATCGACTGTAGTGGTTATACTATCAATCGCTGCTTCAATCGCTGCTATGCGTTCTTTTTGGCTGCATAGTTTTTCATCTGACTCCAAATAAGTGCTGAGTTGTTTTGCGTTAGAACACATATAATCAAAGGGTTCATTTCTATAACTCTCGGCTTCTCCTTGGTAGAACTGCATACGAATACGAGTTAATTTATATAACTCAGATTTTTGTTTTTCTAAATAACATTTATAATCATAACTATATTTAATGTACTTAGCTAATAACTTAATAGATCGATGGATCTCCATTTCAATATCATTTGATATTGTGTAGTCTGATTTAATTTCATTTAATAAATCGTTAATAGAAATCATAATTATCCTAAATTAATATGTTTTATTTGCATAACCATTTGTTGCTGGTTGTAATACTCAGTACGATTTATGCCATGTACATAAGCATAATTTTTATAAGCTCCAATACAATAATCATCAACTAGATCATAAAACGTAACTTCATTGCTGAACTTACTTAATCGTAACAATCTGCCAACAGATTGTAATACTTGAACTTTTGATTTATTACCGTATCCTAGAATAAGATTATTTAATCTCTTAATGCTGATCCCGGTCGATATTGTACCAATGGAACCAACTATAATAGAACCATCTTCTAATTCTAATGCTTGGCGAATTTCTTCTCTTGTTTCTTTATCTACTGAACCATTATATAAATATACCTTACGATCAGTTTGCTCTTTTAACATTCTGAATAATATTTCACCATGCTCTATTCGATTGATCATAATAATTGTGTTACCAGATAACGAATCAGCGAGATCAACAATGTATTGATTTCTAACCTCATGCTCAGTAATATATTTAAGTTCTTCAATATAATCAGCTTTCTTTCTTACGTTGTTACCGTTTTCATCAACACAGCGAACAGCAGACCTAAGAAATTTACATTCTTGCTCAGGGTATTTTAAAATCTGTGCTTGTATTACTAAGTTAGCAACAGTATTATTATCCATTAATTCTTTAGTTGTTATAACCTCAGATACCTCGCCAAACAATCCAACTAATGACATTTCATTAGATTTAGACTCTGCGAGGGTTCCTGTTAATCCAATCCTAACAGTAGCATTAACTGACTTGTTTATAATTTCAGTTAATGACTTCGCAGCAGCTAGATGAACTTCATCATTTATTATAACCTTAAATTCTTCAAAGAACGAGTTACTAGGTTTAGTTTTCTTGTTAGACATAGATTGATAAGTAGTTAATACAATCTGCTTGTCTTCTTCAAGCTCACCTTTTGACATCTTAGTAATATAATCGTCTGGATTCCAATCTATATCAGAGCTATAATCTTTAAAATCTGAATGTAGCTGTGTTACTAATCCAACTGAGGGAACCATGATCAAGAATCGTTCATTAGGATACATTTTCATGTACACTCGGATCAGCATATAGATAACCAAGCTCTTGCCTGACGAAGTAGGGCTTAACAAAATACAACGTTGTTGTTCAAGTGCATGATGTGTAGCTTTGACCTGATAGTCATAAGGTGTTATCTGTTCACCACCAGAACACACGCTCAGGCTCTCTATAAACGATCCTAAGCGATTTTTATCTAAAGTTAATGCAGTTATGGCAGGGTCAACAAAGAATTGCTTATTCTGCTGCTTACAAGCTTCTATGACACGTATGTAAAGACCTAATGGTAGTACACCATCAACAGTCATTAAATATAAACGTCCATCCCATTGTCTATTCTTAAACGCTGGGTGAAATCTATAATTATCAGCCATGAAACTAAACTTCTCTCTGAGCATTAAAACAAAATCAAAATCATCTGATTCTATCTGTACTTTAGATTCGTTTATTTTCCTTATGACTACAGATAAGTTAGACATCTAATCTTCCTTTATCAGCACTATAATTTAACCATCTTTCGACCTTATCCATTTTATTAATTATTGATTCATCATCAATGATGTTATTAATATTATCATCTAATAACATTTCTATACTAGCGATTGTATCATTTATCTCTCTCAATAACGCGTCTTTGTTAGACTCTTTTTGATCTATGTTGAATTCTTCTAATCCAAATCTTAATGCTTTACAGCATAACTTTTGAACTTCTGAACATTCTTCCGCTAATATAGTAAGTAAGTGATCTTGTCTGTTCATTAGTAATCCTCTAACAAAGAAAGTGCGAATATAATAATCATTATAGAAATAGAAATAGAGTAATCTCTAAATTCTCCTACGACAGGGTAGTAAACTTTTATAGTGTCAACAAAAAATGCAGATAATATAAAGGCAGCTACAACTATAAGTGATTGTAATAAGCTTAAAGCTAGGTTAAGCTTCCAATTAAATTTCAAGTTTTGTGGTACATTTACTGTTTTGTTAGGTTGAGTTTTCATTATCTCTCCGATGCCACATAAAAAGTTACATTAATTTCTTCATCTTTAGGTACACTTTTAAATATAACTATACCTGATTTAGATACAATAACATCATAGTCCAACAATAGCAAATTTAATTTATTCTTTCTTGAGTGTTTTAGATATATTTCAAAATCATGATCTGATTGTTGATGCAGGGATACAGAGAATACTCTCGTAGGTTTATCTTTATTTAAAGCTTCTATGTATAACTTGTTATCCCTTGAGCATAATAAAATATCCTCGGTCTGATTAGCTGCGCTTGCTCTAATAATCTTATCTAAGGCTGTTCTTGGTAAATTAAATCTGTGTTCAGTGTCTAAGGGTCTTAATGTTTTATCAAGATAGCATAGATCTTCTTTATTAGATTGTCTGTATGTTGATCTTGCCTCATTATCTTGTATAATAATATCAGTATCAGTAAAGGTTAAATCAGGTTCATTAAACAAAGATAACTGCTTTAAAAAGTTCTTTAAGTCATGTAAGGCAAAAGGCTCCATTGATGTTTGAATTGTTGCTACCATTAATCTATTTCTGTCTTTATTTAATGATGCTATTTGATCCCCTCGTTCAACGACCAAGTGATCGTTAAATTTAGAACAGTGTTGTAATACATCATAACATTCTTGAGTTAGTTTCATAACTTTCCTAAAATTTTACAGGATTGAAATCTGTAGCGTTCTTTGCCAATAAATACATTTTATGTGTTTGTAAATATTGTAAAGTTTTACCTTCAGAATTTAATCCATGTTTTTTGTTGCAATCACCCTGAATTGATTGTGTTATTTCTAACGGTTGGTTATCGATACCTATTAATTTCCAATTTCTTAGATAATTTTTAGCAAACCCTAACTGTTCTAATTTATCTTTCAATTCCCCTGAGTTATAGTCAATCCATAATTCATCTTTAAGTTTTTGAGTTATTGCTGGCGCACGTTCAGGTTTAATTCCTTTTTCTTTATCTAAGTGCTGTTGTTTATAAAAGTCATCTTTACACTTAATGTTAGGAATACCATCAATTTTATCACCAGAAATAATTAACTCGAACTCAAAACGATTAGAATCATCTACATCAAACATAGACTTAGAATAAGGTCGATACATTTCAACATTTAAGTTCTTAGTACAACCAACTAAATCTTTATCATTAGAGATAATTAACGTTTTCTCTTTAGTGTTTCTAGCAATAACTGCAATAGTGTCATCTGCCTCTGCTCCATTTACTTGAACAGTTTGATAAGGAAAGAATTCAGTAATATCTTGTTGGATCTGTTTAAAATGTTGCATGATCAGATCCCAGTCTAAATTAGAATCTTCTTTAGTGTTCTTACGCACCCATTTATATTCAGGGAATTCATCTAATCGCCATGAATTACTGTCAAAACAGATAATCATATCTTTGTATTCATGCCTGAACTTTACGTTATAACTTCTGATCATATTTAAAATCATGTGTTGAATATGCGCAAAGTTTGGTTGACCTGTTTCCTTTAAATCTGCGTGAAGTGCTGCAAAAGCAGTACCTGAGAAATCTAGTAAAATCATTTATTGATCCTTTCTTTAGCTATGTTGAAATAATTTTCATCTTTTTCTATACCTATGAATCTAAGATTAAGATTTTTACAAGCTACACCAGTGGTTCCATTAAAAGTTAAATTCATAAATCTTCTTTATCCACTTATAAAAATCGCTCTCGCTCATTGTGTTTTTAGATGTGTTGCAATACTTGCAACAAGCAACACAGTTTTCTTCTGTGTACCCTTTTGAGCTATCAACCCTATCAATTCCGTTGCACTTTAAAACATGGTCAGATAGTCGCTTTTTCTTCTTGCTCTCATTTAACCTATCCTCTATCTCTTTTGAGTATGCAAGACCACAATATTTACAAGGCTGCTTAGATAAAAATCTAAAAACATCAAAGCTTATTGGGTCACTAAATCCTTTGTTATAATTGCGCCTTTTTAGGTGACTATGTTGAACTTTTAGTAGAGAATCTTCTCTATCGCTGTATAGTCCGTACT